ATTGCAAATAAAACTTTAGCTTCTTTTGACCCTTCAGCGGCTATGCCTGCTAACTGACCGGCCATTCCACCTAAACTTGTAAGAACCTGTTGTTGAATATCTGTTTTAGCTTGAGCTTCTGCTGCGGCAAGAGCAACTCTGTCTTTGCTGTATTTTTCTTCTAGCTGGCGTTTAGCTATCTCAAACTCTTCTTGGCTTATTAGTTTGGCATCCCTGTCAGCTTGAGTTTTTGCTACAGCCTCGGCTTCCAAAGAATCAATAAGGGCTGCTTCTTCCATTGCTGATTGAGCAATTTGCAATAATCGACCTTGGGCGTTTTCTTTGTCTTTCACTAGGCGTTCTGCTGCTCTGTCTTTTTCAGCTTTGGCTTTAGCGTCAGCCCGTACTTTTGCGGCATCTGCTTTTTTCTTTTCAGCGGCAGTTATTTTTAATTGCTTTTCTCTTTCTTTTATTGCATCAATTTCTTTTAGTATAGCAACCGCAGACTCTTCAGTAGCTTTAGTGGCTCCTCCGGTTTTAGCTTTATACTTAAAAAGCTCATCTCCAGTAAGTGTGAGCAACTCAAGCTTGTGCTGCAAAGACTCAATGTAATCTTTTTCTTTCTTTTCAGCTTTCTTAGTTTCTGGAGTAACTCCAGCCAATATGTCTTTATATGTGTCTAAGCTTTTTGATGCCTCACTAGAAGCAGCGCCTAAAAGCAAAAGCTCTTTATTAAATTTTTGTATTGTTTCAGGGGCCATCCAATATGCACCCGCCTCCAATACGCTATATATTTCTTTTATTCTTGCGCTGGCACCAGATATGCTTTTTTCATCTTTAAGCATTTCTTCTGCAATAGATATTTGCAAATATGCTTTCTGAGCTTCCGTTAATTTATGATATGTACCCGCTAGGTTGTCTGCGCTTTTGTCCATCTTGTCGATTTCAGAACTTAAATCGGCCATGCTACTAACTAATACTCCACCGATAATTGCACCAAAGGCAATCAAAGCACCTGTTATTGCACCTGCTGGGCCAAATACAGAAGCAAGCTGAGAACCCTGTTGGCCAATAATAGTAAACCAGCTAGTTCCCATTTGAGCTTGAACTGCAATATCCTGAAACTGATAAGAAGCTTGCTGTGCTTGAGAGCGAAGGTTTTTCATAGGCGCAACTGTGCTTTTAGCCGCTTTGCCAAGATTTTTTGTTCCGGTTTCTGCTTTTTCGCCAGCTTTCGCAAGCTCATTTAACTCATCAGTAGCTTTATCTATACCTTTGCCGGTTACTTTTATACCAAGCTCTAGTTCACTATCAGCCATTATTACTAACCTCTTTAGCGTGTAAGGTGTCCAATGTACGAATAAGGTCTACCTCAAAAGTAGATAGTTTTCCATAAATAGACATATACGAATTTATTTCATTGTAACTGATTGCGCCAGAGGAGGCATTTTTTAACGACACGAACAATTCCCAAAGATACGACAATTCTTGCCTTAATTCAGGCTCATTATCTAGCTCTTTGGGATTGCGGCCCAAGCTTTTAGCAACTTGACGTAGATTAGCTATGCGGCTAACTGTTGAACCTTTGTCGTATCCAGCAGCCCAAAACTGCCATGAAGCAAAAGTACATAACTCTTCAGTTAGCCCTTGGTAAAATTTCTTCGTTCAGCTACAAACGCATCTACTTGCGAAGCAATGTTAGGAGCATTGACGTAAAGATCATAAGCTAATTTAGAAGTAAACTTTACTTCTTTGCCTTTACTCTGCAATCCGCGCCAACCTTTAGTGATAGCTACTAACAGATCAATTTCGCCACCATCCTCTTTATTTATTAACTTCCTGTGATACGCCCTTACAGCTTCTCTGTACGACTTTGAGTCAACACCCTTTACGATGATGTAGAAATCAGTTTCATCGCCGTTAATCGGGCTTAATATGCGTATTTCTGCGCCCTCTTCATGTGCGTCAGCAGTATAAAGTTGTTCAATATCCATTTCTCTCTCCAGAGTTAATAAAGGAGCCTTGCGGCCCCTTAGTTTGTTAAGCGTCTGCTCTTGTAATCTTAATCTGAGATGCATCGCTAGAATTGTATAACGCTACAAAGTCTAAGGATACTGTCACTGCACCAGCGCCGCCAACTTCAGGATTACCTGAGTTGTATTTGACGTTTGGTAGATTAAACGTGTAAGAGTTACCAGCCAGATCAGTTAGTACAAAAGTTAGGCTAGAAGACGTTTCGTTAATAAACTTGTCAATTAGCGTGCTGTTCTCAAAGTAAGCAGTAATAGAACCGCTGACAGAAGACTTGCCAATAGAAGGCTGAAGCGTAGAGTCAGAGCCTACAACGTACATAGATTCCATGCCGTTATCTAAGCTCAACTCAATGGCAGTAACAACAGCAATGCTTGAACCGCCTTCTGTAATAGACCCTGTAAACGAATCAAATGGTGCAGTAGTAGTTTCTGTTCCATAAGTAGCGCCAGTAATAGGAGTAGACGCAATTGTAAAGTCTTTGCCAACTACTGAGAACGAGCCAGTAACCATTGAGTTAGGGGCAACAGATAAAGACATAGAGTTAAAGTTGCAGCCAGTAGAACGCAAGTATTTACCGATGTCTTGGTGATGACGCTCAACAGTGTAGCTGCGGCGAGTAGTTCCGGCTTTCAATACATCTGTAGCCCAAGTGCCGCATAATACTGCTTCAAGTAAGTCATCAAATGATTCGTAAGATAGTTCAACATTAACATCACCGGCAACACTCTTGTTTCCATGACGGAAATGAGCTACTTGACGATCTTCACGCAACTCTTCGGATTCAATTGCGTCTTTCGACAATCCAATAGTTGTGCCAGTGTGACGAATGGGTAGAAATGAAGGTGTTGACGGAGTAGTACCGAATGTAGATTCGACAACATACGCCATGTTGTGTCTTGAGCCTGTTGCAATAGTCATAATTTACCTCGGTGCTACATGAGCCATATAATTAATTGTTACTGAAATAACGAAGCGATCTTCGTCAATAAGTCCTGCGTTTCTTGATACATCACCAAGCCTAACGTAAACGCCATTGTACAATAAATCTGTACCACGCTTAAAATGATCGGCAATTGCGTCTGCTTTCGCTTCCGCTTCGCCCCTGCCTTTACCGGCAATGGCAAATACATCAATTTGGTATAACCCTGAATACCCATCTATGCCCGCAGTTCCAAGTCCAGCCTGAACTGTAGCGGATGGCAAATGAGTCGGCCTCAAGTATAGCTTATTTTTAATAGGCTTATAGGCAATATTTTCCCACGCCACAGGCGGGGATCGAAACAAAGTACTTAGCCTTGTGTCTAAAGCGGCGCTTATGTCTGAAAATACTGTACTCATTTCTTAACCTTCTTAATGGCTGCTGCCATTGCATTCTTAAACGCCAAAAGATTTACCCGCACCATACCTGTTGGAGCTTGTGTTGAGTGGCCATATTCTACTCTTGAGGCATACGGAAGGTTGTTTACTAGCCAGACAGAACCTTCACCGTCATACTTTTTTACCATAGCAAGCATTCTGTTTATGGTTCGCTTGCCACTCTTGTCTTTTTTCTTTAGCCTGCCTGTTAATCTTGTATTTAACGATGCTTGCCAATTAGCTTTTAAAGCACCAGCTTTATAATTTGCTGGGGGCTTTCTTTTCCATAATTCAGGCTTACCAACCGGCGTGTCCATGATGACCTTGCTGAAAACGTCTATGCATGAAAGCTGGACTATTTCAACAATGTCTTTTTCAGTCTTATCAGCGTATTCTTTAAGCTCTAAGGTGAAGCTCATAATAAACATCCTTTCCAGATGGAGAAACCTTAGTAACATCCATTATGCGATAAGAAATACTATCAAACTTTATAGTATTGTCTATTTCAGGAACGCCCTTGCCTGACTCAACTAACATCTTGATGTCTGAGTCCTGTACGGCAGAAGAAGCCTTTTCAGAAATAGTAAATTGCGCTCTAACTGCTTTTGCAGTGAAAGTTACAGACACACCATGATAAAGCGACCCTGAAGCTGGGTCATATCCTGTTCCGTCTTTTCTAGATATAACAGCGTCAGCACCAAAGTTAGCTATTAACTTAGATGCTGTTTTTTTAAGCGACTCGTAATCAAACACGAATAACCCTCGCTGAGTTTAACAATAGCTTTTGCAGTTTAGTCTCTGCTGCTGTCAAATATGTAACAGCTCTTGCGCTTGGAGAGTATTCCACTTCCAATTCGCCTACCTTTTCTTTTACTGTTTCTCTACCTTGATTAGCAAGCGGGTTTACGCCGCCATCCAAAGCGATACACAACTCCATCTCAGCTTCTTTAAGAAGTCTGGGAATAGTCGTAGAGTCAATGTAGAAATTATCAACCTCAACGCCAGTTCTTGGCCATTGCAGATTTTGTGGGTCAGTAGACTTAGTTCCAATAAACATCTTAGACTCTAAGTAGTCCATAGCCTGAATAATTAGAACCGCTGAAGTGCCTGTTAAGGTAACCCCTCGATCTAACGCATAAGTAGCTAATTCAGCTTCGGAAATATAAGAATTTGCAGTTGATGAGCCACTGCCTGTCTCTACTACTATAGTAGCCATATCTATTCCTCAATTATAAAAGCCACCCCCCGAAAGAGGTGGCTAGATATAGACTTAACCTAACAGAAGAGCAGTATGCTCTGGCTTGATGTTCTTAACACCCCAAGCTAGACCAACTTCATAACGAACTTTTCTGTAGCCTTTGTACATGGCAAATTCCATGCTAAGACCAGATCGAGGATCAGTAATTACGATTACGTCAGTCGCCATGTCACCCTCGGAAGGACGAGCAGGAGCGCGAGAAGCTAGAACGATTGCAGAGCGGTTAAACGCCATGTTACGAGTAGCAGCAGCAGTAATAGTAATTGCTTTGTCGCCAGTACCTTGAGCAACTTGCAATCCGGGGGATGAAATAACAATAGTTGCGCCAGATACAGCAGCAGCACCAGTAACAACAACATACTTGTTAGTATCACCAGCAAAACTGATTACATCTCCAGCAACAATAGTGCCAGTACCAGCAGCTTTAAGCACGATGCTTGTTTGACCGACAACGTGAGCAGCAGCACTTACGGCGTTAGCTGAAGTTCCAGCAACAGAAGTGTTAACCTGTGCAGATTCACGAATAGGCATGCCGTTTACATCAAGCAGTACGCCTTGACGCAAGATAGAGTCGCTACCAGCATCAGCAACAGCAGCTTGCTTACCAAGAAGGTTAACGCCAGCAGAAGTATCAATTACTAGCTGGTTATCTTGCAAAGGAGCGCCGTTATCTTTCAGAATCTT